TGCAATCACAGAAGAAGCTATCGAAGATAACTTGTATGACAGACTTGCGTCTAGATATACAAAAGCGTTAGCAAGATCTATGGCAAACACTAAACAAATCAAAGGCGCAGCAGTATTGAACAATGGTTTCAATGCAGCTTTTGCAGGTGGAGACGGCGTTGCTTTATTTAGCGCAGCTCACCCTACATTAGCGGGAAGCTTCTCTAATACATTAGCGACTGCATCAGATCTTAACGAAACTTCTTTAGAACAATCGTTAATTGATGTAGCAGCGTTTACTGATGAAAGAGGCTTAAAAATTGCAGCAAGAGGAATGAAATTAGTAATTCCTTCAGCGCTTCAATTTACTGCTGACAGACTGTTAAATACTCAAGGTAGAGTAGGCACAGCTGATAACGACATCAATGCAATCAAAAACATGGGGATGATTCCTCAAGGTTATACAGTTAATCATTATTTAACTGATACAGATGCTTGGTTTGTTAAAACAGATGTACCAAATGGTCTTAAACATTTCACGAGAGCACCTATCAAAACGACTATGGAAGGTGATTTCGATACTGGTAATGTTAGATACAAAGCTAGAGAGAGATACGTTTTCGGATTCTCAGACCCTAGAGGTATCTACGGTTCAAAGCTAGAGAGAGATACGTTTTCGGATTCTCAGACCCTAGAGGTATCTACGGTTCGCCAGGATGCTAATTAAATAAGTAACTAAAAAAGGGGCTTTCGAGCCCCTTTTTTTTATGATAAGGTGTGAAAATGAAAAAACTTCTAATCAATATCTGGGCCTTCAATTATCATGCTAAATTTGAAATTTTAGCTGAAGATAATGCTATAGCGGTAGAAAAAGCTATACTTGACAAATTAGGAGAAAACAGTATAAAATGGGATTATCTCGGTGAAAGAACATTAGATCGCCGAATAAAAAGAATAACTTATGAGGAGGTTATTTATGATCCAGGACCTTTACAAACAAAAGAAATCCTTGGAACTACAGTGGCAACAGGAGCATCTAGATAATGATAGATATACTCTTGACATGGTCAGAATTGATGACAAGATTAAACAAATCATCACTGACATTAAGCTTGAAGAAGCTAGAATTGCACACAGGTACAATTCTATTGAAGACGCCGCTCCACAAGTTTCTGTAGCTACTTAATTAAACGCTACAACGCTGAAATCGCACATTTCCTATAGGACCTCTTGCACTCAANTNAAATNTGTTGTATATTTACCACACTATACATTTAATTAATATTGAACGTAGACGCGTATAGTCGACGGCCTAGAGACTGCGTTCACATAATCTAGGAGGATTATAAATATGGCAAAAACAAACTTTTCTGGTCCGATTACATCGGGATTTATCAGAAATACAACAGGAACGATTGTTGGAACTAATGTAAGAAATGTTGGCTTTGTAGAAACAGCACAAACATTTAACATTAATTACGCCGATCTAAATGCAGAAGCAACAAGTATTGCAACTCCAGCAGGAAATGCAGTAGGTGTATCAAGTGTAACAATATCAACGGGTACTAACTATTACTCAGGTCACGTAAATCCATCACAAACTACAGTAGTAGGCGCTTCGTCTGCTCTTTCTAGAGTGGCGGGACGTGCATGGGGTGGTGCTTTATCCTTTACAGAAACTGGCGTAGGAAGTAATGGTGCAATCAGTATGACTGTCTTCGGCGAAGATGTAAATGGTGTTTACCAAACAGAAGTGATTACAGGACCAGCAGGCGCTGCAACTGTTTTATCAGCTAATGTATATGCATGGGTATATTCAATTACTTTCAGTGCTCCTTTAGTAGGACCAATGAATATTGGATGGAATCCAGCAGTTTCTGTTTCAACATTCTACATACCTTGTAGATCTGAATGGAACGTTACTCCACAAGGACAAACTTCTTGTGCAGGCGACGGTCAATTAATCAATCTTGGAAACTTAGCGAATAACATTGTTATTCCAAAAGATTCAAGAATTACTTTGCTGACAGGTACAGTACCTGACAATCACGGTATTGATTTTGGAACATCAGCAGTCTTTGGATTTGGAACAAGTTCACAAAATGTATTAGGCACTATTGGTGTTGACGCAGATTATTTTTCAATTACAACTGTAGCTGATTTAACTGTGAACACAGGTGTTGTATACAATTCTTTAACAGGTTGTGGAAATGCTACGGCTGCGATGATTAATAATCATTTAAATGTTAGTCATAGTGATTCTGCACCAGCAGCATCGACATGCACTGGCGAAATTGATAAAGAACTAATGATTGTTGGACAAGTTGCAGGAGCAGACGCTACTCAAGGTGAGTTGCTTATCAACTGTCACTACTTACAACAACTAAACGTTTTTAATTAATAATAAACTCTGAGTGGGGTGTAATGACCCCACTCTCTAATAGGAGAAAAAACGATGGCGAACACAACAGTAGGACCAACAATTCAATTTGATGGTACTAAAAAATTAATCAATATAATCTCAGTTTCTTGCGATGGTGCAACAGCAGAAGTTATTCCTTTTGTTGATGTATCAGCTTTAACAGCTAATGCTGTAGGACAAGCTTGTACTCAAGTAGCTTTAAATAAAATTTGGTATAGTGTATCCACAGGACAAGGTGCTGTTCCAACAGCAGCAAATGTTGGGGGACCTATAGAACTTTTATGGAATACATCTGGCAATGCCAACACTGGAGGTCAGTTAGCTATGGGTTTAGCGTATGATAATAGTTTTGATATGTCTACAATCGGTGGTTTAAGAAATCCTTTAGTTTTAGCATCAGCTAATAACAATGGTGACGTTTTAGTAAATATAACCGCGTCCGTAAATGATGGTTCAGATTGTACCTTAATTTGTGAGTGGTTGAAATACTATAACAATTATTAAGGATTATAATGGCGACTATTACTTACACAGTTACGGTTGCAACTGGTACGAACCAATATAGTGCAGATGTAGATAAATTCTATATTAATGGTACCGTTAGCCCCGTCTTACAACTTAAAGAAGGCAATACATATGTCTTCGATCAAAGTGATGCGAGTAATGCTGGTCATACTTTAGCTTTATCAATAATAGCAAACGGAACTCATGCAACACCCGCAGGTGTTGCTTATACACAAGGTGTAACAACTACTGGAGGAGCGGGTACAAATGGTAAAACAACTATTATCATTCCAGCTAATATTGCCACTCCAACTTTATTTTATTATTGTGTAGCTCACTCAGGAATGGGTAATACAGCTAATACGGTATCACCTACTTCTACAGTAACTAATTTATTTAATCCTCAAATTGATGACATCATTGAAGAAGCTTATGAAAGAACTAATATAAGAGGAACAAGAACAGGTTACCAATTAAGATCCGCAAGACGTTCTTTAAATATTATGTTTCAAGAATGGGCTAATAGAGGAGTTCATTTATGGAAAGTAAAACTAGCAGAAGTACCTTTAGTTTTAGGTCAAGCTGAATATAGTGTTGCAACTGACTCTGTTAATTTTCCAAATGATATAAGTTCTGTTTTAGAAGCAGCGTATAGAAATAATTCTACACCAACGGCACCCGCAGATATTGCTTTAAGTCAACTTAGTAGATCTCAATATAATGCAACACCTAATAAATTAACACAAGGAACACCTTCACAATTTTATGTAGAAAGAAAAATTAATCCTAGTATTTATTTATATGCTACTGCAAGTTCAAGTGTTTCAAGTACAACAACACCAAGTAGTTTTCAATTTCGTTTTTATTATTTAGCTCAAATACAAAATCCAGGAGCTTACACAAATACATCAGATGTAGTTAATAGATTTTATCCTTGTATGATGTCAGGTCTTGCTTATTATTTAAGTATGAAATTTTCTCCGGATAGAACTGTGGAATTAGAAAGAATTTATGAAAGTGAAATGTTAAGAGCGCTAGATGCTGACAACCAAGGTACATCTACATTTATTTCACCACAAACTTTTTATGGAGATGGAGTAATGTCATAATGGGAGTTTTTGCAAGAGGTAAACAAGCACTAGCAATTTCTGATAGATCAGGATTAAGATTTCCTTACACAGAAATGGTAAGAGAGTGGAATGGATCTTTAGTTCATTATTCAGAGTATGAACCTAAGCAGCCACAACTTCAACCTAAGCCAGTTGGCAATGATCCACAAGCTTTACAAAATCCAAGAGTTCAAAGAGATTCTACAGCTCAACTTATTTTATTAAATTTTAATCCATTCGAAACAATTATCTTTGGTGGTAATACTTATGTTAATGTTTATTCATATGATCATCAAAGAAGTGAAGGAGCACAAGTAAGATTAAGAGGAGCTCCTCAAGTAATAGCTGTTGGCGCAGGTGGAGCAGATGCACATAACTTACAACAATTTGCAGACGTTCAACCTTTTGATGGAGTTTCAGATATTGATATTCCAGCAGGCTATTCTATTTTATTAGGCAAGATTGATTCAACAGGAGCAGTATCAGGAGCAACAACAACAGATCCTATTGGTACTCCTGTTAATTATTTTTATTTTCAGGTTGCAGATAATGCAACAGTAGGTAATGTGCAAGGTGGTGGACCTGCATGTTCAGCAGGGCCTGTAACATTGGAGGCATTATAATATGGCATATACTTTAGCAAATTTACAAACAGATATTAGAGGATATACAGAAGTAGGAAGCACTGTTTTAACAGACGGTATTTTAGCAACTATTATTAAAAATGCAGAAAATGGAATTTTAAGATCTGTTCCCACTGATCAGAATGCACATTATGCAACATCTAATTTAATTGTTAATAATAGATATGTAACTATTCCTACTGATTTAAGATCTATTAATTATGTACAATTAACAGATGCGGCAGGAAATCAAACTTTTTTAGAACAAAGAGATCCTAGTTTTATGGCTGAGTTTTATTCTACTCCAAATACGGCTTCTGTAGGGATTCCTAAATATTATGGTAATTGGGATGAAACTTTTTGGGTAGTGGCTCCTACTCCTGATACAACTTATGCAATTACTCTAGCTTATAATCGAGAACCCTATAGTCTTACAGATGCAGTCAATCCTACGGGAACACCTGCCTCAACAAATGGAACTTATTTATCAAATAAATATCAAGATTTACTTTTGTATGGATGTTTGGTAAATACATATGGGTACTTGAAAGGTCCGACAGATATGATACAATACTATCAAGGGCTTTATCAAAATGCACTTACAACGTACGCAACTGAACAAATCGGTTACAGACGCAGAGATGAATATGAAGATGGCATGATTCGTCAACAATTAAAATCTAAATCGCCATCAAGTTACGGAACAAAATAATTATTAAGGAGAAAAAAATATGGCAAATGTAGTACCTTACGCTTTCAAACAAGGAATTTTAAAAGGATTCCATGATTTTACTACAGTAGGAACAGGAACAGGAACTTACTATCTGGCTTTGTTTACAGATGGAGGAGGACCCACACCACCTTACGCAGTAGGTGATACGTCTTATACTTCGGCAACAGCTAATCAAGTTGGTACAGTTGGAACTGGATATACTACGAATGGTAATGCTTTAAATACAGGAACAGTTGGACAACAAGGAAATTATAGTTATGTTGATTGGGCTAATACTACTTGGGGATCTTCTACAATTACAGCAAGATATGGTGTAATTTATAAAAGAGTTGATCCTGGTGGAGCAACAGCTTTACAATATCTAGTAGCAATTTTAGATTTTGGTGCTGATATTACATCAACGGCTGGAGACTTTACAGTTTCTTTCCCACCAGTAGTAACTGGTTTAGATGCAGTATTAAGTATAACTGGCAACCCGTAGGAGTAAAAATTAATGGCGTTAGTTTTAAACGACAGAGTAAAAGAAACAAGTACAACAACTGGTAATGGAGACATTACTTTAGCAGGAGTAGCAGCTGTTAACTTTATTACTTTTAATACTGGAATCGTTCCAACAAATACAACTTATTATGCTATTGTTAATCAAGGAGTAGCAGAATGGGAAGTAGGAGTAGGAACTGTAACTAATGCAACAACGTTGCAAAGAGATACTGTTTTAGATAACTCTGCTGGAACAACAGCTAAAATAGTTTTTTCAGGTGGTACTAAAGATGTATTTTGTACACTGCCTGCAAGTAAAGCAATTTATTTAGATGCTTCAACACCTCCCGTACCGGTAGGAGCTGCAAGTACAGGCTTTGCATTAGCAATGGCGGTAGCATTATAAGAAAGGAAAAAATATGGCACAAAATTTTAGAAACGTTTTAAAACCTGCAATAGGAACTGTAGCTACTCCTATTTTAGCAGCAAGTTCTTATGATGCACTTATTGGTATTAGATGTTGTAATATTATTGCATCTAGTATTTTAGTTGATGTTTATATTGTAAATTCAGGAAATCACTATCTTGCAAAAGATGTATCTATTCCACCTAATTCGGCAATTGAACTTATTCAAGGCGGTGCAAAAATTAATTTAAAAAGCGGTGATACATTGACTGCAATATCTAATACAGCAAGTTCTGTTGATATTGTTACTTCATATATTAGCGAAATTAGTACATAGGAGGAATTATGACGGCAGTAGTAAATGGGATCCAGTACGTCGGAGGCTCAACAGGCCCAGATGAATTTATAAATAATCAAGCAGGCACATTAAGTGTCACTCAAACAATTGAAAACGGCGTTCTAGCCGGACCAATTTCTATTCCCGTAACAGTAACAATAACAGGAACGTTGGTAATTGTATAATGAGTAAAATAGAAGTAAACACAATTGACACACAATGCGGAACAGCCTTACAAGTTGGTTGTACTAATACAACAACAATTGGCTTAGGTAAAAGTGGGGATACAATCACTGTTCCTGCTGGCGCAACAATACAAAATTTAGGAACAGCAACAGGCTTTGGTGGATCAGGAGTAGTTTCTTGGGAAACAGCCTCTATTAAAACAACAGGTTTTACAGCCGTTACAGGTACAGGTTATTTTTGTAATACAACAGGTGGAAGTTTTACGGTTACTTTACCTCTTAGTCCAACTGCAGGAGATGTAGTAGGTGTTGCAGATTATGCACAAAATTTTGCAACAGCTAATTTAATTTTAGGAAGAAACGGATCTAACATTGGTGGACAATCTGAAAATGGAACTATTTCTACTCAAGGTGTAGCCGTAACACTAGTTTATGTAGATGCTACAAAAGGATGGATTGTAACGGATTCAGGTTTACAATCTTATGCTCCTGGAGCACTTTTTATGACAGGTTCTGTTAGTGGGGCTTGCAATACTTTAGTAACTGATGGAGATTATAAAGTTGCTACTTTTTTAGGACCAGGAACTTTTACAGTTTGTTCAGTAGGAAATCCTGCTGGATCAAATGCAGTTGATTATTTAGTAATAGCAGGTGGTGGAGGTGCTGGCGATAATGGTGGAGGCGGCGGAGGTGCAGGTGGATACAGAGAAGCAACAACAACTTATAGTCCTGTTCCCGCAGTAGCATCAACTTCACAATTAGCAGTTACTGCAACAGGTTATCCTATTACTATAGG